TAGTCTTTCACTAAAGAGTTTTTCCCAACCATATTCACTATCAGGCATTGCAGGATATGCACTTGCTTCATCGCATTTTGGATTGTCTGGATTTAATTGATTGTATTCGGGATAGATACAAGCAGAAGATGAATAGAAAATCTTAGTCTTATGACCATCTTTTCTTTTGCTCAATGCATCAAGGACATTCAGATTGATTGTGGCAGAGTTATGCATGATTTCTGCATCATGCTCTTTTGTGAATACAAATCCAGCACCACCCATATCTGCTGCAAATTGATAGATTTCATCAAACCCAACATCAAACTTATTGTCAAATGTCTGGTGTGGATTTCTCAAGCAACCAGCATAACCAATAAGTTCTTTGACTTCTCTTGCTTCTCTTAAGTCGCGAATGACAAAATGATCTGCGTTTGTCTTTGAGTATTCTGGTTCCTTCAGGTCTACTGCTCTGACCCAATACCCTTCTTTGACTAACCTATTCACCATGTGGTTTCCAATGAATCCACCTGCTCCTAATACCAACGCTGTTTTCATGCTGCATCAATCCAAAAATCAGTTACGTTGTTATTAAGATCGACTTGCCCAACACCACAAGGACGCAATGCTATTTTTGCATTGTTGTCAAACAAAGCTTGGAACAGTGTTCCCATTGGAGTTTTCAATACATTAAAATCAACGATTAAATCTTCTTTGTCTTCTTTCAGTTCATTTACAACACCTACAATCTTATCCACATCGATAAGATTTGAGCTGCTGGGCTCTCCCAATATAATAAAACACCTTTTATTGTCAACCAATGTTTTGATCTTGTCTGTTTTGAAAAGTTCCACAGGATATGTATTGATTGTTGTCAATGGTAATTCCATACTAACCTCTCCTTGCGTGCTTATATAAGAACCACACTGTTCTATTGGAAATATTCAGGGATAGTCCTAATTTCTTTTCCCTCATAAAAACTGCCAAATATTCCCGCACCTTTTCTTTGTGGTGATCATTTCCACAGATGATACCACCTACTTTGACGTTATTATAGTATTTTTCATAAAGACTGTCAAGTGGAATCTTAGTTTCCGAATTTACAAATACCAGGTCAAATAACTCTGTTTCGCGAATACTTGTTCCGATAACAACGTCCTTTCCTTGGAGATTTCTTTCCGCAGTTATGTTAAATGGGATTTCGTCGTCTGTGATACTTAAGGAAACTATTTCACCTATCTTTTTCTTTTCATCCAATTCTAGGAAACGATATGCTGCTTCACCATTGAATGTTCCCACAATGAGAATTCTGACGGGTGCTGCCATTCTATTGACGTATGGCATCATGCTATCAGCAACATTATCGATTGAAGGTGGCCACATTTGCACAGTCATCTTTTCTTTAACGGTATATAACTCGGGGTCTTTGAGCATCATACCAACGTCATTATTCATATCAGTCTCCATACTTAATTTGGATCATATCTTTTAGTTTTGGTACTCTATCGTATTGATGCACCACATAATATTGTCCACCATCAGAATTCATCACAGTATCACCTTTAATTACTGGTTGCATGAGTAGGTAATCTTTTTCGTACTTTTCAAGTAACTTATGATCATATCGGCAAGCTTGCCCAAGATCACCATATCCTGCCTTGACTGCCTCGATAGTGGTACCAAGATTAATTGCCCATGGACTCTCGTTATCCATAAAGTGGAATGATTTTTCAAATTCATATCGAATGAAATTATAGACTGCCTGGTCTACAATTGGAATTGGTCTATTAAAACTCAACTGGAAAATTAAAAGCATTAGGTCCTTAATGGAAGCTGCATCACCACCAATAACACCAACATTCAAAATTTCCTTATCCTTAATCCTATTATAGAAGTATGGCCCAAAAGACTGGAAGAGATTTGATTTACCCCAAGGTTCATTTTCATAAGTCAATCCTTCTCTGGCGCCTATAATGGAACCCAAAGAGAAAAATTTTACATACATATCTGGATTGCCTTGAAAGATAACGTCACGAGTATCTGTTACTGTAACTATATCATATTCATTTCGATTTAGAAAATCCCAAATGTAGAAAAACCTAGATACATGGGGAGGTAAATTCTTCTCTAGATTTACTACATTACCTTCAGAATCTCTATTTCCAAATGCATGGATAAGAACATTCTTTTCAAGTAACTTGTCCTGAGTTTCAACTGTCATATTGTCAGTAACAATAACAATATCACCATCAAAATCAGTTTGTCTAATAGAATTCACCCAATACTTCAAATCGTTCCAGGTGTAGCCAGAAGCACCACCAATTATTGCACTCTTGCTCATATTTTCTTCCTATAAAAATCATCAAATCTGGATATGTCAGTTCTTACTCTCTCATATCCTTGTTCTTCCATCAGTCCTTTAATTTTCTCTCTTGCTGGAGTAAAATTATGCTCAACAGTAAATAACTGAACATTATATTTGTCTGACTGTGGATCATCAAAGAAACACTCAAGGATGTCATATTCACTGCCCTCTGTGTCTATAGATATATAGTCGATATTTGTGGGTGCGTCATTACGTTCAAGCAACTGTCTCAAGGTACATGTTTCAACATTGATAAGATTCCCCGAAAGTCTATTGATTGCATGTTCATCATCTGTACCATAACCACTAATGGTTGATAGATCAGAAGCAACTGCCATATTGAATTTCACACCATCATCATGGGAATATACTGCACCTGTATAGATTGCGCATGATCTATTAGCAATCAATGCATCCTTGTATATTGGATTTGCCTCTGCTACGATACCAGTCCACCCATAGTCTTTTTCAAGACCATAGGTGTTGCTAATCGTTTTACCATCTGTGGCACCGAATTCTACAAAATATCCGTTTCGTTTCTTGTTTGTTTCTTCCAAAACCCATTCATCTTGGCGACACTGTGATTGGAGGTTTCCCTCGATTATCTTAAGAGTTACTAATTCCAAGGATATCCTCCATATTTTCGTTTTGTTTCTTCATTGTACTTTTCAAAAATGTCCATTTGACCACCATATGCCTTGTTCATATCTGGCAACTTGTAATTCAATGTATGCTTTCCTGAGGTTGCATAGGGTGCAGCATCTTTTACCAACATAAAGAATCGTCTATCACCGCCCCAACCCCAATGCCACAAATGGCAGGTCTGTTTGATGAATTCGCGATGAAAGAGATAGGAAGATGTGTCAACAAGATATTCGGGATCGTTTCTATCTGCTGTCCATGCAATAGGCCATCTACCAATAGATTCACAGCAATCATTTGCTAGGAATTCATCACCAACATATACCTTGCGCAATGAGTGAACCCATGCACAATCCTTATTTTCCTTAAATGTATCGACTAGACTTTGAATGTGATCTGGATCCCACCAATTATCCTCGTCAAGAAAGGAAACAAGGTCTTCATTGACTAGATGTGGGAATGCTGCATATACTCTATGACCATAGAAACCGTTTGCACCAGTATTTTCTGGTAGAGTTGCAATCATAACATTATGCTCACTGGACATATTCTTATCGATTATATTGAGAGCTGTTCCATAATAGTGTGGGCCATCAATAACAATCAGGTGTCTGATATTTGTATATGTTTGATTTTTGACAGATTCAATTGCTTTTTCAAGTGAATCCTGGCCGATGGTGGGTGTGATCACCACCACCGTGGGTAATACTTTAACTTCCATAATTACTCCATATAATGTAGGTATGAACTCAATAGGTACTTTTCACCTTTTGTTACTGGGTTTCCTCTGTGTGGATATAACCACAATGGCGGAAACATGAAACTAGTTGACTTGGTTGGCTTAACAACCAGATCAAGGGTTGGGAATACTGTTTCACCACCTTCTTCAACATCATTCAGATACCAGAAGAAAGCAAAGAACCTTTTTGCGGTGGATGCTGAGATTGCGTCCACATGCATATCAAATTGATCGTGGCCATCCCCCTTGTAATGTTTGATTCTGAATTCTTCAAACATATATTGCTCAGGCCAGTATTTGGTTTCTGATACTGATTCCTTATATGTTTGTAGTAAACCCCAGGCCTGCCAAGACAGATATGCCTGAATTTCAGGAATCAATTCTTTATGTTTTGTGAGATTTAGTTGCGTGAAATTTGGGGTACCATTATTATCATATCTTTCATGGTAGTCGGGGTTTGCTTTGAAGACTTCAATCAATTCATCACAAACCCTAACATCCAACGCATCTTTTGTAATCATACAAAAATTTCTCAAACTACTCATATTATCTCCACCCAGTCTTACAATCCTCAATGATATGTTTCATAACTGATTCAAGTTCATCAAGAATTTCTGTATCTGTTTTTCCCGATGTTTTCATCTTCTGGATCAATTCACTTAGTTGTTCAATTTCACCCTGAACTGCTATATTAGCAAACATACTCATTAATCATCCCTCATGCAATTGCACACATCTTTTTCTGTTCTATGAATTTTTGCACCACAGAATGTGCAGTAGTTGTAGAAAACATCCATTCTCTGTTCATCTGTAAATTCATCTAATCTGTCAATAATGTCAATCATTTTAATCGCATCCACATCAAAAAAACTAAGCATATTATTCACCTTCAGATTCAGTAATCAAATCCACCATATCTTGGATGCAATGTGTAGTTTCCTGAACTTCCTTAACGATACTCTGTATTGGACAGAATTTAATGAAAAGATCATCCACTTCCTGTAGTTTTGCTGCGGCCTCTAGGAGTTTTTCCTTAGACAGTAACTTAAAGTCTTTGATTTGTCCACCTGGAGCTCCGCCTGCTTCAGTAATCATTGCATCCACTTCTGATTGCAGTTGTTTAATTCGTATCAATGCCATTTCCTGCAATTCAAGTGATCTTTCCGAAACATAATTTTCCATAATATAAAACCTTTCTTATCTCAAACGTGCAAACTGAAAGTGCATTGGGTCAAAGTTTCTCTCTAGACCAAGATTGATAGCACCTTCATCATACCAAAATTGAACCCACTGTTTGTAAGCAGGTTTGGAGAATTCTGCATTCTTCCATGAAGTCTTGAATCCATTTCTATCTGGATCCATGTCAACTGCAATACCCCAAGAGTGCATAGAGTAATTCTTTCCTCCACGCATCTTACGAACATTTAGGCAACCACCCCAAAGATCAAGGTGCAGTTCCTTAATTCTTTCATAACCATAGTAATCAAGGGTTCTTTGAAAGACTCTTTCAATGTTCACCTTCACTAGTCTGTGAACACTGAATTTCTTAACAGTTGACTTCAAGTCCCATGCAACACGCAATGGATATGGCATGATCGCATCTACCTGATTTGATCCTGGTTTGCCATAAAATGAAGTGCAATTCTTTTGTAAAGGCCAGTGTGATGAAGAAATTGCAGAAGAGGAAACTTTCACGGGAACAGGTTTAATTGCACCTGCATCTACCAACTTCTCCGTTTCATCCACATAATTTATGGTGATCAGTGCAAGGAACTTTTCTCTTGCATATTCTGTTACATGACCTTCTTTGCCATCAACAATACCTGTTTCGATTTTATTTGCTCTGAATAGAACTTGCTGGCCACCTGTATATAATCTCTTTTTGTTCCAACCCTTGGTGTTGACACCTTGTGCTTGGATTGCTAATGCGATAGCATCATATGTGCTTGATCCTAGTTTCCCATCAAGGGCCCCCTTATAGAATCCGTTTTTCTTTAGGTAGGTTTGTAGTTGTAATGGTATGCTAATGGTGCTCATTATTTGTCCCTCTTTAGTGGTTTGAGGTATTTAGTCAAAAAGGCGAGCCTTGCAAGGCTCGCCTTTCAAGTTACTTTAAATTAAGCAACGTCTTTTTTCTTTGACTTTATTTCTGAACCATCGTTAATGTCGATAATCTTTGGTTTAGAAGATTCTGGAATAAACTTTTCTAACCAAATCTTCAGCATACCATTAATCAGATCAGCATTCTTAACTTCGATTGTATCAGCGAGAGTAAATCTATGTGTAAATGCTCTGTCTGCGATACCATTGAAGATATAATCATTCTGTTCATTCGACTTGATGGATCCTGAAATTACCAGGGTACTGTCCCTCAATTCAAGTGTAATATCGTTCTTTGAAAACCCTGCTAATGCCACTTCAATGACATAGGTGTTTTCATCGGTCTTCTTGATATTGTAAGGTGGGTATGTTGGAACAGTTGGAAGTGTTCCTGCATTGAATTTCTTGATTCTATTCACAAGGTCATCAAAACCAATAGCACCCTTTGTTAGGGAAGGCCAAATTTTATCTAGATCGTTTGTCATGCTTTTAAACTCCTCTTTAAGCAAGTTTTGGTGTTTTCCACTCCCATTAGGCAAGTGGTTGGGGAACGCAACACCTATCACCCCAACTCTGTATTTATACTATACTGCTTCTTCTTTGTCAAGCTTTTTCTCAGTCTTGACCTTTTTTTCCTTTGAAACACCAGTGGAACCCATACCACCATCCCTGCTGGTCTTCTTAGCAGGACGTTCGGTAGTTTCTTCCATTGTGTATGTTTCCAACTTAATCAATTCCCCCTGAGCAAGTCTGTCACCATTCTGGAAAGTAATCCCAAGCAATGAGGTATTGTGGATAAGTAGGAATAGTTCCTCAACATAATCCGAGTCAACAATACCTTCCAAATTCGCAAGAATAATACCTTTCTTGAATGATAGACCAGACCTTGGATGGACTCTGACTGAGTATCCTTCAGGAATGTCCATGATCAAACCGGTAGGAACCATAACTCTTTCGCCGGAAGCAATATGAATTGAAGCGGTGGAGAAATTTCTCTTTATTGGTGAATTGAAAGAATTAAATCCCTCATAGTGAGTTTTACCATCTTGTCTAAAGCAAATATCAAAACAGGCACTTTGCTCTGTCTGAAACTTTGGTAGTTCAATGTCTGGGTGTGTCTTATAAAATTTTAGTTTTGTCATTCGGGTATATCACCTCTCAAAATAAAGTCAGCATAAAGATTTGCCATTTTCATTGTTGTCGTCGTTGTATATTCTTTCCAAATGTATATTTCGCAACGAGTTGCCAGTCTGGCTTCTCTTTATGAGTTATGATCTTGATTTGGTTTAGGGGTGCCACAGGATCCTGTGTTTTTTCTGGATCGACTATTTCAACCAGACCCCATTCCTCAAGAAGGTTTGCAATCGTATTTAACCTAGCTCTATCGTCTTCTGAAAAGTCAGAATTCTTACCATCTAATAGGAACATTTGTTTGAAATGAACAATTGCATATCTACCCTGTTTGTGTAGAATATGGCAAGATTGATAGAGGATTTTGTCCTTTTTTGGTGCGACCCCGATACGTGTTAAGGTTTCCCTAACCTTTAGGAAGTCATCTTCGTTATGAAGCTTTACCTCTATTAGCTCCTTGAATAGTTCGTCTATGTTTTGGACCATTTTCACTTCCACCTTTATATATTTTTGTTCTTATTTCATCAATTTGGGCAGAAGTCAGGACTGTCATAGCTTGCTTGGCCTTTTCGTTAGAATAGTTAAAATATTCTTTGATAATTTCCAAATCTTCGACAGTTTCGCGCTTTTGCCACTTTTGAAAAGGCCTCTTGTATGACCTAATGGTATTTAGATAAAAATCAAACTGAAGCTTCCGGTCCAGATTAGGCAACCTGTTCATTTCATTGACAAACATAATACAATCATAGTGATAGGATAATGCTCTATTTACAATGAATGGCACATAGTCTTTTTCCTCTTCCAGGACATTTTGCTTGGTTTGCAGTATAGCAGGGATAATTTCCTTAAATAGGTCTGCCATCAGTCTTTATCTCCCCAATATTCATATTTGAATACAACATTCATGGTCGAACCATATTGATCCAACCATGGTTGGTCTAAGTCTAAAGGAAAAGTCAAGAAATAATCAAAATCTACCTCTGTTACGGTATTTGATGTGTTACTGGTCATTCTCAATCCTTTAAGTTTTGGGGAATAAATGGTGCAAGAAAATATGATTCCATTGGAGCTTGAACAATTTTCCAGTTTGCCTTTAATGCTGTCCCACTTGCGTTATCTGCAACTTTTACCTCTTTCACTTCAAATGGTTCTCTAGGAATCTTAACGAATTTAGGTTCCAATAGTTTAAGAACCTGCGCTCGAGAAAATTGAGGCACCATGAACCCATCTTTGTCTCTATTTGAGTGAGTTAAAGCAAACACCATATTCCATTGTGAATTTGATGGTAGAGTAAAATAAGGTACAACTGTTATATGACTAGAATAGTTTTCTGGTTTTTTCATACTTGGTTGGTCTTTGAACAAATTGGCAAACCAACCATCAACAAGAACCTCATGCCCAGAACCACATTTTTTCTGAGTAAACATTTCCTTGAAGTAACTCGAATCTTTCTTCTTTAGAGCATTCTTGATACTAAGGATGATCGGTGTCACAGTAAAGGTCATGAATGACGCCAATTCACTTTCCACTTCGTTGAAGATAACAATGAGTTCGTTCAACGAATCAAAAAGTTTATCCCAGTCTTCAATTGTACCTTCAACACGAATCGAGATATGTCCACATAAAAGCATACCATAAGAATAGTATGGTGAAAGAGTTTCTAGGAAAGCACCCATACATGCCATTCGTGAATTTTCAGTAGTAGTTGTAAATTTTGGAAAGAAGGCATGTGTCGATGAAGGAATAAAGTCCTTCATGGCATGATATATGTCATCCATACGCAATGGTTCATATTCATCTGAACATGGTACAATAATCTCGGTCTTTCCTGGATGCTTAGTAAATAAAGAACGATGCTCTTCCGGAAAGGCCTTGACATACTTTGCAATCTCACAGAGAATTGTATACCATACAATGTCTGGTGTCAATACAATTTTACGATGCGAGCGATGTGTATCGCTCAAATATTCAAGGTAGTTTGAATGATACATATCTGCTGTTTCGGGAAGATCAGTAAAAATGATTTCTTCCTTAAACACCTTAGTAACTTCCCTAGTCACATAGTCATACTTGGAGCTATACGCACCATCAGAGTAAAACCTATTTAGGATAGTATCTCTGTTAGTGGGGTACAATTTCATTTCTTCTAGTGTAGTATCAAGTTCAAAAACAGTCATAATATATCCTCATAATTTATTGTTCGATCATTCTCCCTGCTACAAATGGTTGCTTTTCTTGCCAATATACCATTTGTTTCATGCTTAGGAGTTTGAATTCATCTGGTGTTAATTTCACTGTGGCACCTGGAGGTGCTGTATTAATGAAGTCCAGTAATTTCTTTACACGGGCATCATTTTCTTCTTCAATGTCTCTTTCATCATAGTCATCGCGATTTGAATTTGCAATTGCAGAACCAATCAAACCACCAAACACTCCACCCACAAATCCTGGAATGGGACTACCTCTGTGATATGAATGGAAACCACCATGTCTAAATTGTCTGCCTGCACCTGGTGGTCTAACGATAATTCTTGCCATATCCTTCCCCCTTTGGGTTGTTGGATATTTATAGGAATTCATTGTTTGTTAGATTTCTTTATATTTTCTTCCCATAATAACATTTGTAAATTTTCTTTACAGCTCAATTCTTCAATTGTTAACCCATTTTTCCATCCAAAATCAATTGACTTTATATGGTCTAATTGATAACCTCCAGGAACGCCACAAAGTGTTCTTGGATGATCATATGGGTTTATTTCATTCTTATATTTTATGTATGTCTTTTCACTTTCCCAAATTACACTGTTATAAAAATCTTTATACTCCCTAGAATGACGATGCTCGACCCATCTTGGACTATCTGATCCTTTTCTTTGTTTTCCATACCATGGATTATCTTTACCTTTCCATCGTATGGGAGAAAAATAATTACCTGTTCTTTTTTGTCCTTTTTGTTTATTTGCATATTCTCCAATTCTTTTATCATCAGCTGCAGTTTTACCTTTGTTCCAAGGTGATTTCCCAGTATTATCTGGGAGTATGCCCCTAGCAACTCTTTTCTTTGCCGATTCAGACATTTTCCGTCTGGTTTCGTTTGTTATCATCCTAACCTCCATTTGTCGCAGACAACTGCGACAAATATATTTAGTTATGGTAAAAATTCACACTCTACCATGATTTCAGTCAACATTGCAACCATGTTTATTTCTAAATCACTGACAAATGCTGCCTGATACTGATACCTACCAATGATCACAACACATTGAGGAATACTTTCTGGTTTCAGAAATTCACTCATGCCATTGTAAATCTTTCGATTGATTGTTGCCTGGTCTGTATCTGAGTTTAGTGTTACCCATTTACGCATACCAGACCAATTCTTGTCTTTCAATAGAGCAACAAGATCAGAGATATTCTTGATTGCATTGATTTGAGCAAGAGTGGTTTCATCGATCTTTCCAGTCGATGAATACCTTTGCAACTCATTTACAATTCGTCTGAAGTCAGGAAAATACTTCTCAACAATTTTCACAAGAACATCTTGCTTATATTCCACATTTTGTTCTTTGAGAATTGCACAAAGTCTCTTATAGAACAATGATGCCATCTTTGGTTTTTCTTCACTTCTAAGTGTGAAGTCAATTACCGCAGAACGTGAGTGGATTGCCTCAATGATTTTTGCCTTGTAATTGCAAGTCAGAATGAAGGTACAATTCTTTGAGAATGCCTCGATTGCACCTCTCAATGCCTTTTGTGCTTCATGTGAAAGACCATCGGCCTCGTCCAAAATGATTACCTTTCTATCACCCATCAATGATACTGTGGATGCATAGTTGGTAATCTTGTTTCGGATTGTGTCAATACCACTTTCTTCGGACGATTTGATAAACATGTAGTTGATGCCGATTTCCTCACACATTGCAATTGCAATTGTGGTCTTACCGACACCTGCTGTACCTGTCAATAAGAGATTTGGAATCTCTCTTTTATCCACGTAAGATTGGAATACAGACTTCAACCTATCTGGAAGAATGCATTCCGCCACAGTCTTTGGACGATATATTTCAGTCCACAGAAAATCTTTCATAATATATCCTTCGATTATTTTGTTAGAAGAAGTGCGTAGAAGTCCTCGAAATTCTTTGTTTCTTCCATTTCTTCATTGAAGTTTGCCTTGAAGTAAGTCTTTGCAAGTCGTCTAATCAACTTCTTTTCAAGACCTAGTTTTTCGTGCAGGTCATCAACAATCTCCTTTTGGAGGTCCTTCTCTGCTGATACTCTTGTCATTGAATCGTTTAATTCACTCACTGCATTCTTCAACTTCTCTTTATCTGTAACACTCAACGAATTAACTGTTACAGTCTGCTTATTATGACCAATTAGTCCCATTTCATTCTCCATAAAAAAACCATACCAAAACCAAAACCAAAAGAACATTATGCTCGTCTAACCGCATATGTGCTTCTTACATATCCATCGCGAAGCAACATATATCCGGCAGAACCACACAATGGACCAAGGTCGTTATACCAACATACAATGTCTCCCTCTTTGGGCACTCCAGTATAAGTGAACAATTGCTGAATGCAATATGTTCTATACACACCTACTGGTTTGTCACTATCATCAAAAAGGACTGCATCATCTTGCTTGGCATATAACTTTACTTCTTTTTCATTGACAGGAATATTCAAGTCAACATCTGAAATGTCAACTACTTCCTTCAATGCAGAAGCAGGCATTTCCTTCCTAAGAAGGTATCTGTCTTCTGACAATGCCAATCCACCTTTTGGTTTTTCAACCTTTGGTTTCTTTTTTGATTTGTCTTTACTCATCGTTTGTCTCCAAGCCAACGAAATATGTCACACCTTTTGTCTGACCAGTAAATCTTGCGAATTTACCAACCAAAAGATCGACAACATAATCATCGGCAATAAGTTTAATATTTTCTACCTTGAATGTTGCAACGAAGTCTTCATCATGTGTTCCAAGATCAACGTCAACAAAGTTTGACGTATCATTTTCTCGGTCATGCACTCTCAACTTCAACTCACCACTTTCACTCAGGATTGACAAATGAGGTAGTTCATTCATCGATGCAAGGCGAAGAATGTTATTTAATACATCACCGGCAAGTGTAAACGTCACGTCCGGATTGTCCACCTTTACTTCACGATTGATCAATGCATTATCAGAATCCTCGATCAATTCGGTTGGACATGCATGGTATTTCATCTTGATTCTTCCTGATGAAATAGTAACAAACTTGTCACCAAATTCAAGTTCAGGATCCTTCAGTGTAACAATGTTTCCCAGAAACTGATTGAGATCATAAATTCCAAACTTATGATCTGTAATCTCTTCCAGGTTTGCAGATGCCATGATGATATCCCCAGGCGCAAGTGTCTTCTGAACCTTTCCTGGTTCAAGCACAATGCGGGAATGGATATTAGCAAAATTCTTCAGGACATTAATTGTTTGCTCAGATAGTTTCATTATAAATGTTCTCCTTATTTTCAGATAGTGTCATAATATCACGTTTTGGTTTCCATTGCAAGAACAATTTTACCTCTCTTTCCAAATCTTTTAGATCACCTTCATTTGGAATAATATAGTCTTCCTTTGTTCCTAACCATGCCCATTCGGAAATATGAGCATCAGGATAATATGTCTGCATGTAATCATAGGAAAGTTGACCCCTATTTTGTTTTACTGCTGCATCATACCATTCTGGATAATTTCCTCTTGTAACAGTTACAATTTGAGCACCTTTATTTTTCAGGAATTGAATCTCGTTAGGAAACCTTGTGTCTGCAATTACAATTCTGTTTGAATATTCCAGTTTTTTCTCAAAAGTAAAAATCCACAGATCGGGATGAAACACTTCCCTACCTGCTTCAGTACCAATCTTCTGGAGTGCCATTCTTGGTGTAAAATCATAACCCAGTTTGCGAGTCCAAAATAAGTCTTTTGTTTCTCTAAACTCACGACTTTCTTTTGTGTCACCTTCAAGTAAAGAACGTTCCCATCCAAATAAAACAGATGCAACATCCTTTACTGAATCAGCAAATGATATTTTGGTATAACCATATTGATCCACCAAAATATCAGCTACAGTTCCTTTACCACTGCCGGCAAAACCTAGCAGTCCAATCACTTTTCTCATTTTGTATTCCTTATAATCTTCTTATATGTTTAGCATAATTACCAACATTAAACATTTTATTGCAATGAGTGCATAGGTATGCATTTTTACCAACCCATGGTTTTTTAGTGCCTTTATGTGAATTAGACATTTTTTGTTTTGTATTTTCGGTATGTTTTAATCCAAAATGGCAATTTCTATTTTTTTCTACCTGTTCTGGTGTTTGCTTTCTTCCTTTTTGAGCGTCAGATATTTTCTTTTTGGTACTTTCTTTTCTAGGTACACCTTTTTTAATATCAGATAGCTTTCTTCTAGTCTCTTCAGAAAACGTTTGTTCTTTTCTTTTCTCGCGAATTTTTTCTTTCGTTTCTTCAGATACAAATTTACCCTTTTGAGATTCACAAAATCGTTTCCAGGCATCTGACATTTCTAAAGTGGTTTTCCTTTTTTCTACCGTAGTTTGTCTATTATTTTCGTCAGTAGACCAATGATTGAAATGATGATTATGAAGATTGTAATATTTGATGCCCAATTCTTCCGTTTTGATCTTACTCAACCAACGATATTCTTCTTCCAATAGGTCTTTCTTATTAGTATATACCCTTGTTAATATACGTCTTTTGAAGTCTTTAGGTCTGTGGCGATACCCCTGTTTCAACCAATTTGAACTAGAAATATAGCCATCATCTTCGGGGCCCCAATGACAACCGATATAAAATCTCTTGTGTTTACGATCATACCATAGATATACGAAACCATATTTTTCCATATCTAAATACCCCCTTTTGAAATTATCTCTAGGGGTATTTAGTAACTCTATACTTTTCACAACGATCCGGTTATTGCAGCAATTTTTGGCATGTCACCTTGGAACCCATATGTACCAATGTGAGTAGTCTTCATCCATGGACACAACCAAATCTTACCACCGATAGACCTCCAGTATTGACAGAACATGTAGTCTTCTGACAAATATCTGTGGGTGTTGGGATCAATAACTGTGTCAAAGAATGCATGAATATATCTTGATCCATCGAAGTTTGGTTGCCCGATGTGATCAGGTTTATATGATAGATGTGGAAATTCATCCTTGAATTTGAGGAAGACTGACCTCTTGATCATCATAAAACCTGTACCAATTTCCATTACTTCAAGAGGTTCAGTAACTCTGAATTCTTTTGTTCCAGGAACAGGATTAAATACATAATCCCCGGCGAGTCCTTCTAACTCTCCAGGGTTCCATTTGGATTCATCAAAATTTGGTTGTGCTAACATTTTCTTGCTACCTTTCCAGATAGCACCCCAATTGATTGACTTCTTAGGATAAGGACCACCAATAATGTCCTTATCAAGTGCAATCAATGTCAAAATGTCTTCGGGGTTGAAATTAATGTCTGAGTCAATGAAAAGCATATGAGTGAACCCGCTTCGTAGGAATTCATCTACCATATAGTTTCTTGCTCTTGTAATTAGACTTTCATTGAACAGGAAAGAAAACTTGACTTCTATTCCTCTATGAGCGCAGATCATTTGCAGGTCTAATGCTGCTTTGGTATACATTCCAAAACACTGTCCACCATACATTGGGGTGGCAACAAATAGTTTAACCTTTCGCAAGTCTTCCGCTAAAATGGAAATTTCCATATTATACTTCTCCATACTTTATAATGGGTCTTTCAGATGCCCATTAATATATAGTCCTCCTCCAGAACGAAAAATTCACACGTAAAACAAAAAAAGGGAGACTTCGGTCTCCCTTTGAGGTATCATACCAAATTAAGACGCAATTCGGTAAAACATGCGCTTGCGCCCATTTACCACGCGAGTATTGCTATAAATTTCCTTGCCTTCAACGTTGCGAAGATCAGAAACTCTGCGATATACTGCCTTCTTGGGCACTCCCGCCAAAAACGCCAACTTTCCTGGTGTGATACCTGGACCGTCGGTGTTGCGTCTAAGGTGCTTTGCAATTCGAGTTAATTGACTCATGTAGTTCTCCTTGTTAATGTCACTATACGCATACAAAAAGTGGTACCGGCGACAAGTGACCAAACAGCCGCCAGTACCACATAGCATTTACCAAGTTAAAAGCTTGGGATGCTAATTCTTAGAATGGGAAAGGATCGCTATCCGTCTTCGGATCATTATTTTCCTCATTTTTGGGTGGTGCATTCATACTCTCGTCAAGTTTCTTGTAAAGAGATAGGAACGATTGCTTTGTGTCAGCATCGAAACGATTCAAACACGCAGTAATAGACTTTTCCTTATCCTTAAAGATTGAGTAAGTCTGACAAATATGCACCAAACGACGAGTAGAAATAATTTCAGTACCAACACCTTCAGCAAATGACTTGCGAGTAATTTCTGCCCAATTGACAAGCAGACTTACAAACTGAGCATCCTCAATTTCCTTTGCTGCAAGGACGTTGTTGAGAATCTTAGTTTCGTAACGAGACGCAGGATATTCCTGTTCAAGTGTGATAGTAAAACGTTCCAGGAATGCTTCATTCAAAACATTTGTACCAATGAAACGACCGTCTTCAGAACCCTTACCCTTGGTGTTTGCAGTTGCAATGATCGTAAATCCAGGTGCAGGCTTTACAATCTTGTTAATCTTCTTCAGGTAAATTTGCTTACCTTCAAGAACGGGTTGCAGACACAAAAGCTTTTCAGTACCAAGATCGACCTCGTCAAGCAATAGGACTGCACCGCGTTCCATTGCAACAACTACAGGACCATTTTGCCAAACAGTCTTTCCGTCCATCAAACGGAAACCGCCAAGCAAATCGTCTTCATCAGTTTGTGCGATGATATTCACGCGGATCATTTCGCGCTTCTCTGCCGCACAGACCTGTTCGATCATAACAGTTTTACCGTTACCAGAAAGACCAGTTACATATACGGGATAGAATTCGCCCGACTTGATAATAGTGCGAACGTCATTGAAATGACCGAAGGGAACATAACCCTTTGTCTTTTCAGGAACGAGAGACACACCGTCGTGATGTGTAATTTCAAGTTCGGGTTTAGCGCGAGCAATCATTCCAACAGTAGAAATGGAATCATTCTTAACAACCGGAACGTCCGATTGAATTTTTGCTAGTTTAGTTTTCTTGGAAACTTTAGTCGTCTTTTCAGACTTTGATTTGACTGCTTCCTTGGAAGGAAGACGATAGACACCACGCGAAACTCGCGCTTCAGCATCGGATGTCAACCACTGAGGGGATACTAATCCAGTCTTATTGCAAACTTTTTCAATATCGTCGCGGGATACAGTCTTGACATTGCCAAGAACCTTTTGCACCGCATTCAAAAAATCTTCACGAGTTTGTCGTGCCATAGGTCACTTTTCCTTTCATAATTGTGACTTATAATAACATAGATATAGTGGTTTTGCAAGTGGTCCAGGGGAAATATTTTTGCTTTTTCCCCCCTGGACGTAAAATATTTTTCTAAACAATATCAGATGATATCCACTTGATAAAGTTAGTGAGCATCGATCTGTTTACTGTTTTGTTTTCTGTAAACTTCTGAAACACCTTTGCAGCGCGCTTCATGGACATGTTGGAACTAATAGGAATGTTTTCATCCATCTTTGTTGAACGTTCCATTGCAGAAACATTGATTACAAAATATTCATCATAACCAGCATTCTTCAGACCCAGATAGTGATTATCTTTCCAGAACTTGATTTGATCAGGTGTCATATTATCACCACTCATAACTTCTCCAACTTCACGTTGACGAGAAGCAATGAAGAACCCAATCAAATGACTGTTGGTTCTCGACTTAAGAATTTTCAAGAACGTTTCAGTCGTACCACGGCGATCCCATCCTCGTTTGCTTACGTCGATAAAGTATGTTTGCTTAGTTTGAGGATCCTCCAACATATAGTTTGCATAATCACATCGACCAGTTTGATAGTTATATACAGGATTTTGCTGACCCCATGAACTTACAGCATCAGACTCACCGTCAGTCAGAATGATAGTGCTCACAATCTGAATCTTGTTTCTCTTTTGAAATTCATTGACGATCTTGTCAAGAACCAAAATAGACTGATTAAGAGGTGTGCTAGTGAAGGTGTCAACACCGATGCGCAAATCGCCGTTGTAGTACATCAAACGCATTGCTTCATTCAATTCATTCGCATTCATACGAGAGGAAAGAATGTTGCAAACTGCAAACGCAGAAAACACCAATTCATTTGCACCATAAGATTGTGGTGATTGCACATCATCGGGACATGCACCATTGCGTAATCTAAAGAAATACACTTCAAAAGGAATTTGAACTTTCTTACAGAACATTACAAGGGTATACAACTGCTTTAAAGTCGATTTGATGTTTCTTTCCATCGAACCTGACCAGTCGATCAGCATAACAAAACCATGGTTCTTACCCTTGGGGATTGTCATAGCACGACGGAAAATATCATCATTATACTTGTATGAATGCAAACGATTTGTGTCGATTACACCAGTACGAGCAGTTGCAATTTTCGCATAAGTTGCTGCTGCTTTGCGCATTTCAAATTCTTTCACCATGAAAGAAATTGTCTTGCCTTCACGCATCTTCCACTCTTGCAATTCCACATCCAATTCATTCATACGAGTACCATAAGTGGCGCTATCAGAATAGCGATACTTGTACGATCTAGATACAGATGCGGCATTACGCATACGAGGAAGAACAATCTTATAGTCCTGAATTACCTTTTCATTAAAAGTAGGAAGTTTAACATGCAAAATTTTATTTGAAGAAGAATCAACAATCGATTCCACAGACTTGCGTGCGGATTGTTCCGTCAAACTTTCGGGAACAATGTCGTCGTCCTTCAGATCACCACCGTGACCTTTGTTTGACTTAGACTTTTCACCACTTTGATCTTCCTCAGAATCTTCATCGTCTTCTGCATCACCTGAATCAGAATCTTTGCCATCTTCCGAATCGCCTGGATCATCACCATCAGTGGCATCGCCGTCGTCTTCACCACCTTCTTCTGATTCGTTTTCGTCACCTTCTCCTGAATTGTCTTCACCTTCAGTTTCATCATCCATTTCCATGAATACGTCACCGTTTTCATCTTCAATGAGATATTCATCACCATCTTCATCTTCAATGTAGTGATTAGAATTAGTTGTGCAATTCTGCTTAGAGAATTCATAAATTTCGGCCGCAAGAGCAATAACTTCCTCGAATGTTTCGAGACGTTCCATACGCTTGATGAAAACCTTTTCTTCATTAGAAAAGTTTACGATGATATGTGCACCTGCTTTGAAGTAAATGTTTGCACGATCAATGAATGACAATGCATTAACATTCCTACCCTTGATGCCGAAAAAGTCACGTTCAAAAAGTTCTTTGTAACCGACAATATAGTCAGACTTTGAACCAGGATAACGACGCTTTTGCAGTTTGTCAATTCGAGCATCTTCCACAACGTTCAGGAAGTCCTTGATAGATGCCTTTGCTCGCATATTTTTGTCTTGACCGTTCTTTGCGGCAATCGAATCAATTGCTTCACCCCAACCTTCTGAGGGAGTGTTAAGAGCATGACCGACTTCATGCACCAGCAACATATCATAAAGATATTCTGAAATGCCTGTCCAGTTAGGAATGTAGAGGACACGATTTTTAACGTCAAAACCTGCGGTCTTCAAAGAAGGGTCGTGACGGATAGAAATGTTCTCAATTGCGAGCAACCGTGCCAATTGAGACTTAATTTGGAATTTATCTGTAGTGTTGATTTTCTCGACGGGCATTGCCATCACGTTCTCCATTGCAAAATTTCAGTCTTTATAATAAACGATTATTGCGTCAGATGCAACATACAATCCTGCATGACTGCTATGCATTTTTCACATATAATAGTATTCAGAAGAAACAAAGTTTCTCACCAAGAATGATTACTAGCAAGAAACAAAGTTTCTTCTGGAGAAAGAAATTTAATCAGTATGCTTATGGTTTGTAGTAACAAAAAATTGGCTCATATTTGAGCATCATGTTTTTATTCTTTTTGTCCTTAATCTTGACAAAGTTTTTCATCTGTCCCTTTGTAACTGGGACTTCTTTGGTAATCTCACCAAAAACTGTATTAATTCGTACAGACTCAATTTCACCTGTTTCCTCCAATCGATTTGATCCTGGCATCTGAGCAAGTGTCATCTTGATAGTTGTGACATATTGCATACCAAGGTCTTCTAATATCTTTTTTGAATCCTCTTCAAGAGGAAGCATGTTTCCTGCTAGGACAATATTTGCAATGTTCCATAACAGATAACGATCATGCTTAAGATATTCTACACATGTGGCCAAAGTTGGTTTTAAAAACCCGTCTCTCCACGCTTCATAATTCTCAAACTTATGACAGGATTGCTCCTCGTCATCTGAATAAACTTCCTTATTGAAATATGGTGGACTTGTAAACACCAAGTCCAGTTTACCTTTGTATTTCTGAAACTTTGGGTTTTCAGAAATTACTTCCGACCCATCTTGGAAAATATCAAACTTATGGTGTCTACCAAACAAAGAACCACTGATTCGTACATTCTTGTTAAAGAATTCACCAATCTGGTGATACTTAGTGACACCGTGCGAAATATTGTGATCAGTGTTAGGGTCAGTCCCCACATAGCAAACATTCCGATCCAAGGTGCTAGACAAAGCACCAACCAACCTACCGCCCCAGCCCATTGAAGGGTCATATATATAAACCTGTGAATTTTTTGGTATATGTTTAGTAAAACGTTCATATAGGTACCTTGCTGTTAGAGGTGGAAAATTAACTGCATACTGACAGAAAGACACACGAAACGCCTTCAACCCAATAGGGAACAATTTCTGGCCCCTCTTATATAATCTAATCGAGTATTTATTAGAACGGGTTTTGTCAACATTTGTTTTGCATCTTTGAGGTGCCTTAAAATCCCCATCAACAAACAAGTTTTGCTTTTTGCTTAGATCAGTATTGTATCCCGAATAAGCAGACTTCTCCTTCACTGGGCATAACCAATAGTCATACTCACTTTTGTTTCTCATTCCATTTTTTTCAAACCAATCACGGAATTCTTCTGGTGTTGTCACAACATATGGTTTTTGACCAAATGTTAATACATCACCAACACTAATTGGGTTTGAATAGTGATAGAAACTATCTCTCTTAAAATGTCTCTTTGCATATGTTATGAATGTTTCCAGAAGGTCTGGTTCCTTGAAATAGTCATAAATTGACTTTGCATTACCCTTTGAGCTATAGGATATCTTGGTCTTCATCATAGTAGGAAACCACTCATTGACTGCATTGCCAAGAATGGTTGTGTTACGAATAACATCCTTCTCAATCTCAATTTCATTGACTGGGTATGCAATCATCTTTTTGAAGTTATCGATGATTTCTTCCTTGCTATAACCAACTTTGGGTGGCAGTCCTTCGTTGTCCCAAAGGTCCACCACCGTTTCACGTAAATCTATTACCCATTGTGCAAATGAATCATCATCCATCACCAAAATCTCCTCAAAGGTTTTGTTGACAGGACTTTCCATCAATTTAGTGTTTTTCATTCAAATATCTCACATACAAATTCTTAATTGCTTGCTCACCATCTTCTGTTAGTTTTCTGGAACCTATACCTGCATAGTCAGCATTTCTAATATGCAAAATATCTTCAGTGACAGGAATACTCTTTAGTTTATTATCATCCAGAATGTATAAGTACCAGCATCTAGTATTCATGTCATAAACATATGTAGGAATTTTATCTTGTGCTGCTATAGCTACTCCCCATGCTGTTCCACCTTTAATTCCGTCTCTATTAATATATCCAACGGCAAAAACTATTGAAGCATGTTTAATTATAAGAGAATTGCGAAGAATCAACTTTTTTACATATTGATCCTTACCTAAGTTTCTCTGCAATACTTGTGCTGCTAAAACAGTTGCAAGAGTTGCTTCCTCAAGATCATGTTGAGAATGCCGATATATTTCATTGATTGGAACTTTCGTTGCATGACCCTCAAAAGAATGATGAATTACCCTATGTCCAACAGCGCGAGCACATGCACCAAAGAATGAATCTGCACCTATTGCACCACCAGAATGCATGGATACTTGATCCAACAACCAACGTGGTGTAACATCAATATATTCATGTCTCTGAGTTTCGTTTAGGGAATCCCATTCATCCTGTAATTCTTTAGTGGAGTAATATGTTGAAAATGTAAACTTGTATCTTGTGCTTCTGTGTTCCGGATTCTTAAGTTCCTCATGGTCGTACCATGCCATACATCACCTATTCAATTCTAATTGTATCACCTTGACCTGTATCAACCTTGATCTTCTCTTGCATGTCTTTCAAATCTTCCATTTGAACATGCAGATACCATGGCAAAACTGGTTTCCCAATATGATATTTTGCCATGTTTCTATCTGGACTTCCTTTATTGATTTTGAAAGTTGCTTTCTTGTTTCGTTTTGCCATGATCTAATCCTTCTTTAGCACAATTTTGCTGCTGGGGCCCATTCGGAGATAAATGGATAAGCAAGAAATGAAATGTATAGGAATGCAAACTTTGCAAACTCTCTATATGCTTCTTGCTGCATAGTTAGTACCCACTTGATAACTTCTGATTGATTTGTTCCCAATGACTCCGATAGAATATCCAGAGTTTGGTAGTTATTCAATGCTGATAGAAAACTATCATACGGTAGCTTAGACATGTTATGTCCTTTTTATGTGAAATTTAAGTGCTTTTTTAGCTAACTACTTAACTTCATTTATTTAGTGCTCTGCAACACGACTGAAATTTTGGACTTTGGTGACCTTATATGTCTTTCTAAACTTGTCAATGATCTGGTCTGTTTTGTGACTGATAACAATTACATTCTCACCAGAGGTAAGACTTAGCATAATAGTCATAAAATCATCTGTTCCCTTTGCGTCAAGGGAACTATCGAAAATTTCATCGAAGATTAGCAGATTACAATTTGCACTGTTTCTCTTTCGTGCAACTTCTCGCCATGCAAAAAGAATTGCAAGGTCGATTCTTGCCTTCTCACCTTCACTGAAATTGTGATAAGAGAATTCATCCATGTACCTTGATTGAATCACTTCCTCAAAGTTTTCATTCAAATTGAAACTACAAAAGAATCCCATTTTCATTAGGTACTTGTTGATCTTCTGGTTGATAATAGGAAGATATTGTTTGATGATCTTTGTTTTGATACCACCATCCTTGAGTAGCATGGTTGCAGTATCAATCAACTGTCTTTCATCCAATAGTTCCTGTTTTCTCTTTTCCAGAGATAATATTTCCTCTTTGATGTTTTCCAATTGCTTTTCATTGTCTTCGATCAGTATATCAGAATTCTTGAACGATTGCAAGTTATCTTTTATCGCAGCAACCATTCTTTCCAGTGATCTGATTTCCGATTTGTTGGAAGATATTACGTTGTTAAATTTAACCAAACGAGCATTTACATCATTTTGTTCAGCAATCATATTATCCAAATGTTCCAATTTCTTGGCAATAGATTCCAGTGCCGATTCATACTCAATTTTCTTTAGGTTTGCTTCCTCAAGTGCAATCTCCTTGTGATTGGTTGCAATTGACTGTTTGCATGTCGGACAATCGTCTTGATGGAAAATGTTCATGTCTTTAATGAGTCTGTTCAAGTTTGATTCAATCTTTACCTGGACTTTAACATACTCATTCTTTGTCTTTACAAAATCTTTATCCAAAAGTTCCTTATAAGTCTTCAAAACACTATCTTGTTTGTGCTCAAAGAGATTTGTATCATCCAAAAGAGTATTGATTGCCTCTTGGTATTCGTCACTTTCCTTTTTAAGTTTTTCCATCTGAGATTCTGTATTCTTTCTTAGACTTTCAAGATTTTTCTCCATGTAGTCTTTGTTGTTGACTTTACCCAAAGACTCAATCTTGTTTTTTTCAAGTTCCTCTCTGTTGACCTGATACTTCTGTTTGATGATCATATTCATTGTGGAGAAGACCTGGATATCAAGTAGGTTTTCAATCACCTGTCTTCTATCTGCTGGTGTCAACTGCATGAAAGGAACGAATGCTGCTGAACCTAGAATAACGACCTGAGTGAACGTTTTATAGTTCATTCGGAGGATAAACTTTTCAAGATAGTCTTGATAATCCCTAGATGCACTGTCTTGATTGATAAAGACACCATCACACCAAATCTCAAATGTGTTTGGTTTGATACCTCGGATCACTTTGTATTCTTTGTTGTGAATAGAAAATTCTATTTCAACCACGCAGTTCTTGTTGTTGATTTTATTTACAAGACCTGGTTTGTTAATCTTGCGAAAAGGTTTGCCATACAAAACAAAAGTCAACGCATCCATTATCGTTGACTTTCCACTTCCATTTTCGCCGATGATTAGTGTAGTTGATTCTTCATTGAGAGGTATTTCAGTAAAGGCATTTCCCGTGCTTAGAAAATTCTTCCATCTTATTGTCTGCAATACTAACATTCATTTCCCTTAA